GTTGATGACGGCAGATGCGTTGCAGGTGAAGGCGGAGTCCATAGTCGCGCCATTGTTGGCATATGGCACAACTTGCAAGGCGCGTGGCGTCGATTCGTCCTCATCGCGCCCCATTACACCTGCGCCGCGAGACAGGGCGACACCATCGCTGATAGTCGCGGATGAGCCTATGATCCGCGCCCGCACGTTCCCGTTGCGGTCAGTTTGAAAATCGGCGCGCTCGCCAGTGACGATGTTCGACGGAAGCGTCGAGTTGTATATGCCGCCAACCTTGACGGGGTTGCCCGAGTCCGTCGCGCCAGAGGCGACGTTGCCGCCGACCGATGCGTTCCCGCTCGTATCGGTGCGGAGCGGTCGAGCGTTCGTGCCGTCGCTGCCTTGCACCAGGACCGGATTCGGGTCCGATTGCTGAAACCACGTCGAGACGGTTTCGCTTGCGGCGAACGCAACTATCGCACTGCCGAGAAGGAGGCCAAGCGCGACCGCGGCCCGGTTGAATAGCTTCATGTGTTAACCCCAATGGGTGAAAACGAAAAAGGGCGCAGCCGCGAAGCCGCGCCCAAGTGTGTCCCGTGCAATTACGGAACGGTGTAGAAGATCACGACCGAAACAGACCCAGCCGTGAGCGTCGCAGCGCCCGCCACGATCGTCAGTTGGATCTTGGTTTCGCGCGTGAACGTCGGGAGTACGCCCGTTGCGAGCAAGCCGTTGGCCGGCAGGTTGATACCCGCGACGTTCGAGACGTTGCCAGCGGCGAACGCGTCGCCGTTCTGGACGCCGAAGTTGCCGAGACCGTCCGAGTCGGCCGCGTCATACGTGCCGGAGCCGCCATTCGCGGCCCAGCCAAGGTCGAAATCGAGCGTTTCCGTCGCGTTCGTGTCGAGGTCGGAAGCGTAGACGTGCCCGCCAACCACGACCGCGCCGGCCGGGAGCTTGCACATCTCGTAAACGTCGGCTGCAGACGGGTTTGCCGTCACCGCCAACGTGCCGTAAGCCACCATGAGCTGGCCGGCATTGACGTTTTTCGCAACCGGGAAGGTCGATGCCGCCCGCGTTGCAGTGGAAGTTGCCATTTCAGTTGTCCTTCAAGGGAAAGCGTGCGCTTCACAGCGCTCGCGTGTGTTGGGGTGGCGGGTAGGATTTGCGCCCTACCCGCTCAAGACCGCTTAGGCCGAGGCAACGGCCGCGAAGTAGCCGGTCACGAGACCGTGCTGCTTCAAGTCGTCCGTGTCGCCCGTGCCGGAACCGAAAATCATCTTTTCGATGCCGTCGATCACGTTGACTGCCACGCCGCGCTTGTCGTCGTAGTCGAAGTCTTTCGCGACCGTCCACGTGCGCTTGCCGATCGCCATCGCGAGGGCCTGCGCGCCGCAGAGATAGGCCGGCTGAACGTCGATGCCACCGGCGCCGACGCCCGTGATGACGCCGATGTCGGGAACCTCGTGCCACAGCACGTTATCCCAAAGCACGTCGCCGCCTTCGAACAGCTTCATGTTCTGCGCGAGAACGCTCACTTCGCGTTGCGCCTGACGGATGGTCGAGTTCGCACGCAGGTTGCGCATGTTGCGCGTACCGGTGAAGCCCATATAGAACCACTTGCCGTCTTCGGAGCGGATCGGGCGAACCTTCGGCGACGCAATCGACATCGCCATTTCCTTCATCAAGCTGGACGCATCCGGCGTCAGCTTGTCGTCGGTGTTGTCGATGTTGGCGAGCGAGGTCGAGTGGTCGTTGGACGACCCGTTCGAGCGCAGCGCGCCGAACAGAACGCGGTCCGCGTTGTCAACGAGCCAAGCGTCCTTCTGGCCTTCCGACGCCGAGGCATACGCCACGCCGTTGATGGAGCCGAGGGCCGCGATGATGCGGTCGCGGGAAAGCTCCTGCATCCAGTTCATCAGCGCTTCTTTGCCGGCCTCGCGCAGCGGAATGGCGGATTTGATTTCCTCCATTTCGGCCGTGCGAACCGCATTGCGGCGCTTGTTGATGTAAACGCGGAACGAACGCGAGGTCAGGTCTTCCTCGTTGCCTTCCAGCGTGTCCGAACCGGTCGTTGCCGTGTTCGTGAGCCGGTTGACGAGCGCGTAGGTCAGCGAGTCGCCGCGCTTTTTGGTGAGGTCTTCCTTGACCTGGATGATCGAGTTCGTCGAAGTACCCATGTACTTCGCGAAGGGGTTTTGGTGGACGAATTCGGTAAAGAATTTCTCGTCCCATTGCTGCGGGGTTAGGCCCGTAGCGGCAATCGTATCTGCCACGTGTGTGGTCCTTCTGAGGGTTCGGACGCCTCACGGCGTTCGTGTTGATGGGGTCTATCTGAGAGAGGGCGGGCGCCGTTCGGCGCTCGTGTTCCTCGCCTCGTCAGGTGCCCTTAGCGCTGGCGCAGATGCGGCCTTGAATCCATGATGGATTCGAGCGGCGCCGGTCCCGCGAACGCCGGAGCTTCACGCTCTTGGGCTTTCGAGGATGTGCCCGCGAGAGTTTGCGGGATGACGGGCGCGGGTTTTGCCGGTGCCGGTTGGCCGGGTGCTGGCTGCGCAACCTTGGCCGCAAGTTCGGCCTCGATCTCTTTGCGCAACCTGTCCCGGTAGCTCTGCGGGTCGTCGCCGATTTCTTCCATGGCCTTGAGTTTCTTCAAGGTCTTGTAGGCGAAGGCGACGGGGTTCGGTGCATTGCGGAATTGCTGAGCCAGCGCAGGATTCTTGCGAACCGCGTTGACCCAATTCACATGCATTTTCCCTTCGTCATCCTCCACCGTTCCCATGACTTCGGCGAAGTCTTGGAAGCGATCGGCGGTGATGTCTTCGGCGATGGCAAGTTGCCGCTCGAACAGCCGATCCTCGAATGTCTGCTCAAGGTGGCTGCGATAGGCATCTTCGTCATCGAAGACGCTAGGCGCTTTGGGCGGCGGGGCGGCCGGTGTTGCCGGCGCCTCGCGGCGTTGACTGCGAAGGCGGGCGAGTTCGGCTTTGAGCGCCTTAACCTCTGCACTCTCGACATTCTCAGGGACCGGCGACGGCCCTGGTTTGATCTCTCCCGGATTCGGTGGAGTTTCGCCCGTGGGTGACGGCGGCGCTGCGGGTTCGGCCTTCACTTCCGGTTGAGGCGCTGGCGTCTCAACGGGTGCAGGCGTTTCCGGTGCGGCGGGTTCTTCGTGTTTGGCGAAGCGGCCCTTATCGTCACGCTTAAAAATGTCGTCAAGGGAAGTGGTTTGGTCGGTCAAGCAGTCCTCATGCGCGCCCGTTACAGTCGGCGACACTGAAACGCCCGGAACCCCGGCGACGGGTATGCGAGTGGCAAACTAGGTTGCGGCACCCGCAGCGACCGCGGGAGGCTTGAGGTCACGAGCCCAAAGGCTACTTGGGCGGGTGCCGCAATTATGCTGCGAGCAATAAAAGCTCTTCGTCTTCTTCCTCTTGAAGACGCTGGCGTATCGCTTCACGCTCAGCGTCAGCTTGCGCCTGCACCGCTAAGCGTTGCTGCTCGATAAAGACTTTGGCGCGAAGCGACTCGGCCTCGCTTGGCCGTGGTGCGCGCTGCGCGACGGGTGCGGACGGTGGCCCCTCATCAGGCTGAGGCTCCACCGGTTGCGGTGCCTCGTCTTCCATCGGCGTCAGATAGCCGCGGAATCCGTCGTTTACGTCTTCGTCATAGCGGCGGCGCTGCTTACGTGTGCGCCTGCGCCGCGGGAATGACGATGCACCTTGGTTCGGCTCTGGCGCTGTGGCCGGGCCGCCGATCGCTTCGCCAACCGCAAACGCTGTAGATGAGCCGGATGACTCGCCTGCAGCCGCTACGATGCTGCCAGCCGTATCGCCTATGCCGTCAGTGGACGCGGCGCCGTCTGACGCACCAGCACCAGCGGCAACAGAGGCGGCTGCACCAGACACCCCGCCGACGCCATCGGATAAACCGGCCCCGCCGCTTGTCGCAGCGCCTACACCGTCAACCGTTGCAGATGCAGACGATGCGCCAGCACCGGCCACTGTAGAGGCGCCTGCGCCAACCGCCGTGGCGACGCCATCGGCGGAACCAGCGCCCGCGAAGGTCGATGCGCCAACGCCATCAGTTGCTGCCGCGCCAGCCGAGGCGCCAGCACCAGCTTGAATATTCTGGCTATCGCCAACACCGGTTACGCTTGCCGCGCCGTCAGACGCACCAGCACCCGCCGCGGTAGACGCCCCAACGCCCGATGCCGCCGAAGATCCATCGGAAGCGCCCGCGCCAGCGGCGATAGACGCGCCGACGCCTGCGACGGTGGCTGCGCCATCACTGGCACCAACGCCGGATACAACGCCGCCGGCACTTTCAAAAAACCAGTCACCCCAAACGGTAGCGGCGACCCCGTTTTCGTCGGCGGGGAAAATGCTCTTATAGAGCATTCCCCAGCGACCGCGACCGCGACCGCGACCGCGCGTCGTGAGCCACTGCGACTTAAACGGGAAATTGCCATCGCCACTCACGGCCATGACGCGTTACCCGTGCGTTTCGATGTACTGGCCCGCGAAGTTCGCCGCCGTGGTCGAAATTGGAATCCAAACCAAGAACGGAACGGAGTCGTTGTAAATCCGCGGCATGCCGGACGTGAGCGCGTCAACCGCATTCCCGATATTGGCCGCGGTGATTTCCATTTGAGCCAGGATGCGAAACAAGATCAGATGCATCGTACCGCTGGTGCGGGTCGCGCTCTGAATAAACGAGGTCGGGGCGCGAATGCCGCTATCACCAGCCGCAAGGCTGAATATCTCGAATGTCCCGGCCGCTGGTGTCGCTTGCCCTACGAACGTGCCTGTCGCACCGGCGTTGCCATCTTGGTCAGTGTAAGTGAGCGTTACCGTTGGCGTACCAGCGCCACCGGCCGCGCTCCATTCGATTGCGGCAAGCACATCCTCGCCGTTCGTGGAGCCGTTACGATCCCGTGCTGGAAGCGTGGCCGGGCTGATGGCCTGCGCCGACGTGCTCGTCACGCTCAGGCCAGAGTTGTGCCAAAGGCGGTCGCATAACAGCAACGTGCCTGCCTGCGATGCCGTCAACGAAAGACGGCCCAAGTGTGCGTTGCCGCTCGATGGGTTCGCGCGCGGTATTTGCCCCGCAACAGAATTGCCTGTAACGGCAGCGCCATTGATGCCGGGAGACGGCGCAGACCCCGCACCGGGGCGGCCGGCCGTGTAGAACAGAGAATGGGCGACGCCCGCCGCCTCCATTGTGCCGCCCTGCTTAAACAGGGATTGCGGCAACTGGAACCCGGCAATTGCCCCGTCTAGGGTGGTGATCGCCACGGGCTAGTCTTCCGTGATCGTCGTGCCGGTCGTCAGCCGCGGCGTCACGCCAGTGCTGACCGAGATATTCGGCGTCACGGTGCCCTTGTACATCAGATAGCCGGTCCCGCTCGACGCCGTTCCCAGGCCGAAGTGGGTGATCGTGGCCGTGCTGCCAGTACATGCAGGAAAGTCGGCATTGGCCGCCAACACGACACTATTGCCGGACACAGTGAACCCGGCACCCGAGCGCGCCACAGCGACACGGGCATAGCTCGTATAGCTGGTTTCGTTCGTCGTCTGATTGCCCGCCTCGCCAGGGTCGGCAGTGTGCAGGGACAAATAGAGGTTCGTCGCGGGCGACGTGGCGTCGTTTTCCGCCAGATCGGCAAGCGCCGTCGCGTTGAAAAACAACTCCAGCAGGTCGGTCTCGAATGCGTTGGTTTTGCTCACTGATTACCTCATGACGCGCACGGCGCGCTTTGCACCGGTCTTTGCGTCTTTCTGAATTTCGACGGGCGCGGCCATCAACTTTGCAAGCTGCTCGATCGTCGCCGTTGATTGCTTGGTGTGTTCGGCCAGCGCCCTCTCAACCTCGCTCCCGAGGTTGATTGCGACGGCTGACTCTTTCTTGCCCTGTGCCCCGCCCGCCTTCACCTCACGTTCAGCCGCGCGGTGGGCGAATTCGGCTTGCGTCTTATCGCGGTCCAGCGAGCGGCTTTCTTCGGCATCGCGCGCCGCCTGCGCGATCTTGGCGGCTTCGAGCTGCAGGCGCTCGCGCTCGACGCTCAGTTGTTCTTGCGCCAAGGCCAGCTTGGCGAGTTCGACTCGATGCGCCGCTTCCGCCTTCTCACGCTCAAGCATTAGCTTGGCTATTTCACGCTCATGTGCGGCGGCGTCTTTCTGCGCTTGCAGTTGCGCGGCGGACTCTTGCGCCTGCCGGTCGCCGACAGCCTTCGCCGCTTCAAACTCGCGTTGCTTGTCTTTTTCCTGCGCGTCGGCTTGCGCTTTGATGACTTCGGGCGGTGGCGGCGGCGGTTGCGGTTCCGATCCACCCGGCCCAACCTTGCCACTGAGCCGGTCTATCACCCGCTCTTTGTTCGGCAGGCTCGATAGTTCGATCAGCACATCAGGCGGGATGCCCTGAATCTGCGCCAGCACTTCGAATTGCTCCTGCTGGATCGTGATCGTGTCCGGGCCTTTGTCCAGGATGATGTCCACGTCGATCTCGGCGAGTTGGTTCATCATCGCCGGCTGACCGTCCGGCCCAAGCATCGGGGCGCTCGGATCGGCATCGGGCGGCAACTTCTGACCTTGACGCTGCGCATAATCGCCCATCGTCATCGGCGCGTTGAGCCCGACCCAGCGCAGATTGCGCGGATCGTCCGTCACCCGCAGCCACATTTTCTCCGTCCAATACTGACGGATGCGGTGCCAAATCTTGCGGTAGCAGTTGAGTTCCCACACGGACAGCGCGTCCATAAGCGGCTCAAGCTCGATCTGCCCGCCTTGTTGATTGGCGAGGATCGCGCGGCCCGAGGCGCTTTCCGGCCCCTTGCCCATCAGCGAAGCGTTCGGACCCGCTTGCTGCATTTCCATGAGGTCGAATTGCAGCATTTGCGCTTGGCCCGCGGCCAAGTCATTCGTGGGCAGGACTTCGAATTCGTCCTTATCCGCGACGATCTTGCCGTCAGGCTTCGCAAGCTCTTTGGACTGCTTGTCCGCGTCCTTCACGCCACGGCCGAAGCGGGCCTGGCGCACGGTGAGCAAGTGCGTCAGCTTCGAGACGCGCTTGTTGACCGAATCCTGAATATCGATCTGGCCGCGCACTTCGCCATAGCGGTTGTTTTCGCGGTCGCAGTTCGCGCTTGTCAGCTCAAGCGGGCAATCCGTCTCGCCGTCTTGGTCCAGGAATTCAACCGGCGCCGGGTTCTTGACGAAGCCGGCTTCGGTGTACGCGGCGCAATGCCACTTGCCGCCTTCGTCGTAGTAGATTTCCACGATCCGCACACGCTTGCGCTTCGTGTCCACCCACTTTTGCCAGCGGGGGCGATCGTCATACGTGGTCGAGTCGGTGCAAGCCTTGGCAACCGTCTGCTCGATCACGTCTTTCGCGTCGGGGAATTCCCGCTCTGCGTCCTTCGCGTCTTTCCAGACGATGAAGCCTTTGTACGTCGCGTCCGAGAAGTCAGGCTCGCGCGAGTGCGGGTCCGCGAAGCACCTGTCCCAAGGGATGCGGATCACGGTCGGCTCAACCTTGCCGTTCGCCTTGCGCTTCACGCCGATATAGGCGCCGCAAGGGCCGCCTTCGATCATGAATTCCCGCGTTACGCCGGTCTTGACCTGCTTGAACTTCGCCTGTTCGGCCGCATAGCGCACGGCTTGCGTCACCGCGTCGGCGTCTTGCTCGTGCTTCGGTGTGCGCGGGTAGGCTTTCGGGTCGGAGCGCTTTTTGATTTCGAGCCCGACGATGTAATCAATCTTACGCTTGATGAACGGTCGCGTGAGCGGCGGTTGCCCACGTTTCTCAAGCGCCGCGATTTCCTTCGCGGTCAGTTGCTTGTTGTCGTAGTAGTCGCGGTCGCGCTCTTGGCGGCGGCGGTTGTCTTGGCTCAGTTGCTCAGCGGACTCAAACGCCTGTTTGCACCAGACGTGCTTCTCTTGCAAAGCGTCCGCGTCCGGCTCGTTGAGGTTTGCCGGCGAGGCCGTCTCTGCGTAAGCCACTATTGAACCTTCCAGCCTTCCGCTTCGTTTTCGTCGTCTTCGTCCCACAGGTCTGCGGGGCGGGATTTCTTCGGCTCTTTCGTGGCCGTCCACGGGCGCGACATGCAGGCGTAACGCCACTCATCTGCGGCGTGGTCTTCCATGTCGGTATCTATGTCTTCGGCCTTCACCGCGTCGTGTTGCAGTGCCGGTATCGTCCGGATCGAGTCCGTGCAGGTCGAGAAACAGAAGATCATCGCGCGGCCGTCTTCGCCGATCAGGCGCCCGCGCATCTGTTGCCAGCCGGGAATTCGCTTATTGTCGGCCTTGCGGAAATGCACGCCCGCATTCGCCATATCTTCGCCGATCGAAGGCCCGCCGTCTTCGATCCAGATGGCCGGATCGCCCACGCCGTACTTAATCGCGCCCTCCCCTTCCGGGGTGCGCTTGATGATGCCGGCCGCGACGTCTTCGGAGCGCATCTTGACGCCCACGTTCGGCGACTTCGAGCCGTACCATTCGCGGTAGCGCACCAGCGCGTCGCGCGGGATTACGTGACCGTCTGCGGTCCGATGCGTCTCGTCGGCGATGGCCCACCAGCCAACACTGAACGGCTTTGCCGAGCCCCAATCGAGCGCCCGGAACCGCGTCCAGTGCTCAGGTATTTCGAACGGCTCAACCACGTGGCGCTTGTTCGCCCAGCAATCGAAGTATGCGCCCTCGATTACGTCCCAATCGCCGTCCCGCAGCGCCTTGACAAGCGCCTTAGAGCCGAGGCCCGATAGACGGCCCTCATAGCCCGGGTCGTCGTCTGTCATGGACGGGTTATCGTCCAAGAGTGCGGGGATGTACTGCCGCAGCATCCCGCCCTCTTCGGCGTCGGTGCGGTAGGTTTTGAGCGGTGGCGCGCGGTCGATGAACGCGGCCTTCACCCAATGGTGCCCAATGTTGCCGGGGTTCGACCCGCACAAGACGCGCGGGAACATGCCCGCGTATTGCTCGGGTAGATCAACACCCACCATGCGAACGCGGCCACGCAGGAAGCGGTAAATCACTTCCGTGAAGTGCGTTAGCTCGTCAACCAGCAGAACGTGGATTTCAGCGCCCTGGTACTTAAAGCGGTCTTTCTCGTCTTTGCAGTGGCAAAGGTAGATTTTCGAGCCGTTCCAGAACTCGATTTCGCCTTCGACAATGCGAACCAGCTTCGCGTTGACGAGGCCAGCCAAGAGCGACCGGAAGCCCTTCGGGCCTTCCATGTGGTTCTTGACCAGATCGCCTTCGATGCGGCGAAAGAGGTAGACTTGCAGGCCAGGTATTGACGAACACCAGAGGATCGCAGCGACGCGCATCAGGTGGCTTTTGCCGCCACCGGCCGCACCGCCGTATAGAACCTCAGTCGCCGCCGTCTGTAAGGCTATCCCCTGCTTGTGATGCAGGTGAAGGTTTAGGGGCGATTGTGACATTGATGATCGGCACCAGCGGTTTCTTGGGGTCGCCGCTCAGTTCCAGCTTGTCTCCGTACTTGTCAGGGCGCAGCTTCGAGAGAAGCCACTTGCGGGTATCGACGCGCAGTTTCGAGCGGCTAACCCATTCCGTGTTTTGGCGGGCATTGCCGAATTCGTCCGTGATCGTGTCGCCGGTCGAATCGTCGGAAATCCGCACAATGTCGTCGGCCCAGTACTCAACCAACGCTTCGCGCGCGTGCGCGTAGTGCGCGGCAAAGCCGTTAACGTCACGTGACGCCCATTCCCTCACCGTGCTTTCGGGCGGCATGTTGTCGCCAGCGCAGATTTGCCGGAGCGTTTCGCCGCCTGACATGCGCTTGCAGATTTCCAGCGCAACCGCTTCGGTGTAGGTCGAAGGCCGTCCGTGTGCCTTCTTGGGCTTAGCCACTTGTTAATCCGGGTATCTGTCGGTCAGATCGTCGGTGTCTTCCGACCTTGGCGCGATCACGACCCGGAATTGCTTGGTTTGCGTTCCCGAGGTGACGATCTTGAAATCCATGTAGCCTTGGCCGTTGAGCCTTTGCGTCATGGTGGTTGTGGTGTTCGATGTGCCGGCCGCTGTGACGCCCGAGCCTTCACGAGTGACTGAGCTGATGGTTTCGGAGCCGAGCCAGTTCGCGAAGTCGAAAACGTAGGTCAGAACGTCATCGTCGCGCTGATAGGCCATAAACTTGGCCTCGGCGGTTTGCCGGATGCCACGACATGAAGCGCGGCCGTTCTCGGCAAAGATGATCGTGCGATCAACCATCGGTGTCTAACGCGCCTTCGTTCCGGTATTCGCTGCGCAGAAGATCCCCGTCAACGTCTTCCCATTCGTGGATGGTTTCGAGTACGTCTGCGCCTAGGATTTCGACAGGTTCGGGCACGAAGAGTTTCCGCGGGCGCGCGTCGCGCTTCCCGGTTTGGGTAGGCATGGGGAACCTCTGAAAGGCTCCGAGCCGGGCCTTAGCCCGGACGCACAATTTCGACGCGCTCTCGGAAGTTTGAGGCGACAGTTAGAGCCGGTCGCTACGGCTAGGATGTTAGTCGGCCCGTAGGCGCAACTTCTCACTATGAGTTAAAGGTCATACCACAGAATAATTTATATTTCGTTACTAAGCGCGGATTATCCCGTAGTGCTTCGCCAGTGTCGTCAACGCAATCCGAAGCACCGCAATCCCTGCCCCTGGAAACTCCCCCCGTCTCATCGCCCAGGTGTTTGCTGAGAGGTCATCGACGCAGACCCACTCAACCACGGACACCAAGTCGCCTAGGGCCTTGATGGCGTGGCGTCGCCGTTGGGTTGCTGCAACATAACAGTCTGATACGCTTTCAGGACTTCGGTCCACGCGCTCCGACCCAGAGACGGCCGCACGAGGGACCGTTCCCGCGTGGTACGCGTCCGCGAAGTAGCGCCGCCCCGCTTCGGCTTGCTCCGGGCTGATGCTCTTGCGCCTTTCGAGCCTGTCGATTTGGGTTTGGGTTTCGACGCGCGCCGGCCGGTGGTGCTGGTGGTCGCGGTCTTGTTGCGGGACCGTGATTTCGTCATGGCGGAATCTTTCGGATGTGGGGCGGATTGCGTCTTGGGCGTCGGTCATAGGAAGTCATCCCAAATGCCTGCGACAAGCGACAGGCTCAGAATGGCGGCGGCAAGCGAAATCAGCGCGGCGGCGGTCATGGGCGCACCGCCGCGACAAGACGCTTTGCAGACTCGATTTCGGCCCCGGTAAACGGCCGATCGAGCGGCGGCGGCTCTGGTTTTTCCGGGCCCGCCACACTTGAGCCAAGCCCGTATTCCTTGCGCCACTTGAGGCATTGAGCGGCGCGGCGCGCGACTTCCTCGGGGGTGTTCGCCCGATAGCATTCGCCGTCATCGTCACGCCAAGCGGGCCTTGACGGTGGCGGCTGCAACGCCCGCAGCTCGGCCTTGATCGCGCCGGCAGTCGGATGGTTCACCGTGGCTTTGCCGATCGCGATGGTTGCCGCTCGGGTCACAAGCTCGGGCGGATAGCCGTCAAATTGCTCCACGAATTCCAGTGCTAGAACGTCGTCCCTGCCCTGCTCGGCGAGGTAATTCCACTGCGCCGCGAGCCTTCCGACAAGCGCGTAAGCGTCAGGTTTCGCGAATGTCTCTGGATCGTTCTTGCTCCTGGCGAGCGGCAGCAACCTTTGCTGCAATGCGGGCAACTGCCCCAGGCTGTCCCGATATTCCATTGGCTTTCCCCTTACCGTTGAGCATTTTTTCGATGTACGGAATTGGCAACTCTACGGCGTTCGATTGCGCCGTTTTGAGTGCCCGCAAAATGTCGGTTTCGTGGTAGTTCTGTCGCCAGCGCATGAGCACCTGCCTGGCGGCTTGCTCGGTGTGGCCGTTGGCTGTGAGGTAGGTGCGGCCTGAGTCCCAAACCGCTTTCCAAATTTCGACCGGCTCGGCCAGATGCGTAGCATCTGGTATATGTGATTGTGATTGTAACGCCCGCGCGCGTACCTGCCCGTTTGCTGTGGCACTTTCGGAGCATGTGCTGAGCATGTGCTGAGCATGTGCTCTAGCTAAACCACCCTTGACGCGCTTCTCGTGTATCTCTTGTGCTCGTGCCAATTCCTCGTCAGCGCGGACGTTGTGCAGGTGCTCATCGCGGCGCTCAAAGAATTCGTTAAGCACGCGCTCTAGGGCTTTGCGCTCCCCTACCCCACTTCCACGGCAAATGCGGAATAGGGTTTCGCGATCGGCCGGAAGCGGCTCGCCGGTCCGGTAGTATTGATCCATTAGGAGCGCGTATGCCCCGTGCTCGGCAAAGCTCAGGTGCGCCGTCTTGCGGGCGTAGTCGTCGTGGTAGCGGGGGTGC